ATTATTGTAGAAAGGTTTTATTACAACTCCCTCACATATATTATTTTCGATATTTAATACTTTTGAGTCAAATTCTGTGTTGAACTCTAATGCTTGCTCCAGCGATTGCGCAATCTTTACGACCGGAACTATTGGTAAATCGTACATTCTACCATGACCAAAGAAATAGAATGGAGATAGCATGCATCCATTAAGTCTCATGTCAAAGAAAAATATCTGTTTTTCTTTCCCGTAGTCTACTCCCTTTTGAATCCCTTGTCCAACTAATTCTCCGTATAACGTAATATTTTCTACTTCACCTGAGATATCTCTTTCTTGAATCTCTTTAAAGATTCTCATATATTTATCTTGATTAACTACATTCTGGATGTCATTAAACTTCTCATCATCTTTAACCCAGTCTGTTCTTTTTCCTATCTCAATGTTATCTTTTGTGATATGAATTTGAATATTGCATCCATGAAGCTTTTCTGTGATGATGTAAGATTGATATGCCAATTCTGGATATAATTCCAAAAATCGTTCAATGAATTTACTTTGGTAATGATTCTCAATACTTGGATACTTCTTAAATTCACTCATTTTATTCACCTCTAGTAACCGATACTGTACCTGATGAAATACTCCATACAAAGTTCTTTTTACCTTCATAAGGTAATCCTAACTCGGTACACATTCTATCAAAGCTCTTAGGTTCCAACGTAAGATTATGTATCTTGATATCAGAAGCTCCCATTTGGATTATAAAATCGTACAAGATTTCCGCAGCTTTCTTCTGTTCCATCGTTTTCCTCCCAACTAATTATACTTGTGCTTTCTCCGTCAATTATCTTATATCCCAAATTTAAAAAATATAGTCTCACGTGTGGATTTACAAACTGTTTATTGATTACTGTTTTAAATGAACCATTATTAACAGCTTCCTGAACTATATTTTTAATCAGAACAAGCTGTCTATTGTATGCTGTTTTTTTGGCTTCTTTGGCTGTATACATTACTTTAAGCTCCTATATAGAACTATCCCATAAGTAATAACAAAAGCTGCTAAATACCCTGCTGATTCATCTCTTCCTACTATAATTGCTTCTATTATGAAACACATGGATGCTAAAATCAATACGCTGTCGATAATCATTTCTTTAATCATTTTGAACTCCTTGTATTTTTATATAAAAATTCTACTTCTCTTATGAAACTATCTTCTGAATCACTTCCATGAACTGCATTCTCGTACAATTTCTTTCCAGTAAACTTCTTTCTAATATCCAACATAACTCTACGCCATTCTACAATCGCATTCTTTTTTTCAAGAATCAAAACAAATACTACTCCACTCGACATAAACTTAACCAAATCTTTATAAAAATCCTTATCCTTATGCTCTTTATAAAACTCACTAGCTGCTTTTACCGACATCTTAATTTCTCTAATAAAAACTATATCAAACTTATTCTTCTCAATAGTCTGAATTATCTCTCCCACATTTCGATTCTTTACTGCGTCTGGTTTAATGATTGCTACTGTATGTTTGCTCACTATAACTCCTTTATATTGACTATCTTTTGAATCGCTGAATCCATTCCCGATACATAAGCCTTTAAAATCAAATTAAAATAGAATCCTCCACAATCTATATTGTACTTACTGCATAATTCACGAGCAAAAACTTCTGCTTCTTTCATAATTTGGTCAGCATGGCTTTTGGTTTTCCTTGAAGTTTTCTTCATGCAATTTTACCTCATCCTCTTTATATCACATCTGAACTAAATTGTCAAGGTTAATTTTTAAACTTCTTCATCAAAAAAATACAGCATGTCCCTTACGGCTTTTTCTTCACTTGCAGAAGCTTCGATAATATCGCCACATACAGCCTTGATAATAGAAATGATTCTGTTAAATTCAGCTACTGCATTTTTCTTTCTTAATACCAAAATCATAGACGAACCTGAAGTCATGTAAGATATCAACTCCTCGTAGAAATTCATTGTTTTATATTCCTTGAAGTATCCCTTAGCCCTTTCACGACTAAAAGTTTCGTTTGCTAAGTAACCAATCTCAAAATCACAAGCTTCTATAATTCTAATGATGTGTGGTTCTAACTTACTTCTAATTCCATGAGGTTTGATTAAAGCAATAGTAAAGTCTTTCATTTTAGCTCCTTGGTCTGTCATATTCTGACGCATTTAATGTAGTATGCTTATCAGTTACTGAATTTAACCATGCTGTTTTTACAAACTTTCTATAAGGAATAATTGCAAGTAACATATCGTATCCAGCGTTATATTTCACTCTATAAAGTATCTTTTCTACCATTCCATCTTCTACTTCTATTTCAATAACTTTTGCAGTCGAAGTATCTAAGAAGGCAGGAAGCGTAATCCCCTTATCCACTGCTCTGGAAAGAGCATGATTTGAATAAGTTAATGAGATTACGCCGCTCGGCAATCTATTTGTCGGAAGACCTAATTGATAATGGTATTTTCTAATCATTTTCTTTTTCTCCTCTTATTAACTACATGTATATAATAACATACTAATAAAAGGATGTCAAGAAAAATCTTTATTTATTTTTAATATTTATTTGTGGAAAGTCTTACGTATAATAACACATAGATAGTAATAACTACCACACCTATAAAAGCGAGAATCTTCATTGGTATTCTAATCATTTTAACGCTTCTACCGGATTTTGCCAATACCAATCATCTGAGTCTAAATTGATGGTATTAAATTCCGTGTTAAAAGCATTTAGAAGAGAGCTAAAAGATTTTAGGGTATACTTCTTTCCCTTCTCATTGTAAATGAACTTTCCCGCATCTGATGGCTTAGCTGGACGGTCTTTAAGTGATTCTAGTATCATATCGTACTCTCCTTTTTAATCACAATTAGCGTAACAAAACCAAGTTGCCACATACATCTTGCTAGGCTGCTGAACTACGTTAAAACTACAGAAATCATAACCTGCTGGATGTCTGCCTGATGCCGTCTGTAATTCTCTACATAATAAATTAGTTATTGGGAAATCTGCTACTACTCTGAATTCGGTATGTCCACCCCCTCTAGTGGTTTCATCTTTAAGGATTTCTAATTTTAGTTCCATCGAATCACCTCACCTCTCAATCTTATCATAAAATCGGCTCAAAGTCAAGGACTATTTGAGTTTCATTAGATAAATCTCTGACCCTGCATCGTAAATTGCATACCATCCTAAGTTGTTTTGCTGTTCTCTTTCTGTTGAACCCTTTGAGTATAGATTCTTTTTATGCTGAAAACGTCCCTCTCTGACTCCATCTTTTTCGTAAAAATAATTAGCATCAGTTTTACCTTGATAGTCAAAGCCAGACTTCCTATATACTTCTCCTGAACCAAATCTACAGTCTGCATATGTTAATATAGCGTCTATATTTAGAGTATTTGCCCATTCCTTAACTACTTTAAGTAACTTCTGAAAACCTCCTACTATTGAATGATTTCTCTTTGAAGCAAATCTAGCTATTTCAATACAATTTCCCCATCTCTTATTCCAAGTACCTCTCATAGAAATGACACTAACTAACTCACCTTCGTAGAATAGTCCCCAACTATTAGGTGCCATCGTATCTCCGGCGATATGACTTTGTTCAAAGAATATTTTCCTTTCCCTAGGTTCTATCTTTCTAACCTCACATTTCCTTGCATAAATCTTATTAATAGACATTCCCATCTTACTTCTTATTATAGACTTACATATTTCTTTTTTATCTAGCCATTCATCTTCAAATATTTGTATTAACTTTATCCCATTTCTCTTGGCATTTATGTATTTTTCTTCATGAAGTCTTCTTATTTCAGTTAGATTTTTTTCATAATGAATTGTTCTTTCTGAATGATGGACTAATCCATGATGTTCAATTGCTATACTCTTAGAGGGAATCCACATATCTAATTCCTTTCCGTTCATAAAAGATGGTCTTTTATTTCTCAAAATATCGGTTTCCTCAATCTGTAACTCGTTAACTATAAAGTCATGAATTTCATTTTCGGGTTTAGTCATTGCACATGAACATGACTTGCATTTGTGATTTGCCCCTAATTCTAAATAATTAAGATTAGTATTGTATTCTTTCCCACAAACTGAACCATCTTTCTTTAGGGCACCACATTTTACTGTTATAGGTTGTGATTTACTTACATAACCATCGTTAGTCATAATAGCCACTAGTTCTAAATTTAAACTCTTACAGTATATTTTAGCTTCTTCTTCTGTAGTATTTGTCCTCTCTCCTCGTTTAGAGAATAAAGTATCGGAAATCCTTAGTTTCTGACTATCGGTTTTACTTATACCCTTATTTGGTCCATCATGTGACTCATAGTATCTATGTAGTCCCTTGCTTATTTTTGTTCTCTGTTCTATAGCATGCTGTGTTCCTTTATTTTTTATACCCATAGCTTTTTTAGTTTCTTCTGAGTAGATATCTGTTTTACCTTTATTCCATGCAGTTTTTCCTTTTTTAGAATCAGAAATTTTTTGTCTAGCTTCGGTTGTCATATTCTGAGAAGAAGTATTTCCTACTTTAGAGCATGAACGGCATTTTCTTTTTAGTTGGTTATAATTAGAAATGAATTCAATTTTACCACAAGAACATGCTCTCTGAATTCTTCTGATTCCGTTTGCTGCTTTAGTTGCACAGTCTACACTACAGAATTTTATAAAATTATCTGGAATTTCTTTTTGACAGTATGCACACTTTTTATTCATTTTATTTGCCCCTCTAATATATAGTATATCATATTATGAGGTAGCTGTCAAGTGTTATTTTTATTTATTTTACAAATAAAAAGGGCAGCTATTTCTAGCTGCCCTTAATAGTCTAACTAACTGATTTTATTATGCTAATGTGATGTTCTTTATTACAACGTTCTTTCTAGCTGCTGCTACAAGAGGTGTTCCATAAAGCAATTGCAACCATTTATAACTTGTGTCAGTAACAGCTAGGTCGTACTTAATCATCGAACCCAATTGTTTGAAGCATAGTACGTCAGCGTCGTTCATAAGTAAATAAGCTTTTGCTGCGCCAGGAAGGTAAACGTTAAGGTCCATAATGTGTGCAGAAGCTGATGCTCCAACAACTATTCTCTGAATAAATTCCCAACCTGCTACTGTTCCTACTGGTGCTCTAAATACGTTAAAATAAAGTGGTGTTCCTGTGTAAGAAATTTCGCATCTTACGTCGTCGCCAGCACTAACTGCGATGTCTATCTTAGCTGAAGGAAGAGTTTCGCCGTCTGCATAAACACTTGAAATCTTATAAGAATAAGTTCCAGCGTCAGCACTTACGAATTCACTTGCTGAGTTACCAGGGCTTGTTCCGTTAGCTAATGTAGGAGCTGCTGTTGCGCTGATTGCTACTGCTAAAGGAGCTTTTCTAGGTCTACAGAAAAGAGATGGTTTAAATCTATAGTCTGTTGTACCACTGTGTTCTTTAATTCTGTTACCGGAGCTGATTACTGCACCAGGAACTGTTCTTTGTTTGTTATAAACAGTTTTTGAGAACTTGCTGTGTACGTCTGTACCTAAATACATGTCCATAGCCATACCAAAATTGTTTACGTTCATAAGAGCTGCATCTTCTGCTGCATCTTCATCAAACATAGCTCTAAGGTCCATGATTACGCTGTCTGTTGTTCCAACTGATTCATAACCTGCAAAAGCTGTTGATTTGAAACCAGCAACGATTTCTTTAGCTGCGATTTGAGCAAATATACCATCATACTCTAAAGCATTGATTGTAGAATCTGCATCAAACATAGCTCTTTCATTTTTACCTAAAAGTTCTACTGTTTTGTTTTTAACTTCTCTAGCTACAACCGGACCATGAGCCGCTTGAATAAGAGTTAAGTTGTGTTGTACTTGAGCTTGTGTACCTAAGTATTTAACTTGGTAAACCATTCTGTTGTAAGCTGCTGTTGAAGCTGTAGGTGTTGAACCCATTGTAAAGAAAGGACTTACTTCTTCACCGTAAGAATTCTGCACGTTAAATTCGCCAACTGCTTGTGTAACTTTTTCTTTAACTATGTCTTTCCATAGTTTAAGATGTTCAAGACCGAAAGTTACAAGTTTAAGTGTTCTGTCTAAGTCTTCTACGGATAGAGCTGAACCGCCTGTTAATGCGTTAGCTGCTGTTGTACCGTAATTTTGTGAAATAGAAAGAGCTTTTTGAAGTTCTTCTACTTCTTTGATGCTGTGTGCGCCGAAACCGGTCATAGCTGCATCATTCGCTACGTTTTCAAGAATCTGATTTGACATGATTTGTCTCCTTTAAATTTTTAGGAATGTTACCTTTTTTGATTGTTATTCAATCTTTGTAAATAAAAATGTATTTGTTAGACTATACTTAACTCTTGCGAGTGTAAGCCAAATTAACTATTAAGAGCTTTTTCTAATTTAGCTCTTGAAGCTGAGTTATAGATGTAGCCATTATTCTCTAATTCTATAACTTCATAATCTGTAAGTTCGCCTTTCATGAAAAGCTCTTCTGCTTTATTTAACATTTCAGCTTTAGAGAAACTTTCTTGTTTATTATTTTCAGGTGACATTGACTTCTCAAGAACGCTAACTGATGTTATTGATTTTGGTCTTTGAGGGGTATTTGCCACAGCTTTAACAAGGGCTGCTGATTCTTGTACTGATTTCTGAAGTGCTTCTATCTTAGCTTCATACTTAGCTGCTGTTCTTTCTACTACTGACTTGATTAGTTCTTCTTGAGCTTGAACAACTTCAGCTTTTTTCATTTCTTCAGCTTTAGCTAATTTTTCTGCTCTAAAAGCCATAAGTTCATCCATATCTGCTTTATTAAGAGGAGCAGGAACTATAACTTGTTTAGCTTCAACAGGTTCTTCAACTTTAACTAGAGCTACGATAGCTGCATCATAATTACCTGTATCTGTTTCGATATCTCTTAATTCTTTAGGTCTGTCTTTTTTCTTTTTATCATCTTCGCCTTTAGGAGCTTCAGCTATCGCAGCATCGGCAGTCGTAGGGGCATCACAAACTATCTTTAACTCAGCAGGAACTTCTGCCTTAGCAAAACATTCGTCAATTAAAGAATCTATGCTTTTCATTAATTTCTCTTCCATTGTATTTCTCCTAAATGGTTAGTTTAATATCTACCTGTAATTATATCACAATTCTAAGCTGTTACTTTTCGTCATTTATTTCCGGATACTGGGTATTCATTCTCTCTTTTACACATGCCCATAAAGTAGATTGTTCCACTTCTGGGTATAATTCTTGAAGTTTGTCCATAATAGAAATCATAGAAGCTTTGTAAAGAGCTTTTGATAACTTAGGTAACTTCTTCATGTTCTTCTTTTCTTGTTTATCTTGAATTATAACAGGGTCATTTTCTGGTTTATCATCTTCATCTTCTTCCTTCTTTGATTTAGGGTCAAAAGATTGCATGGATAAAGCATCTCCGCCTGTCATTGCATTTGGTGCAAATGTTGCATAGCTTACTGTTATTCCTAGGGATTTTAGAAGAGCTGATACCTGAGCTACGGTAAATACTGGTTCATCTGTAGCTGCCTCTTGTAATAATGCATTCTCTTCTGTAGCTTCAAATTCAACTTCAGATGCATTGAACCCCTTAATTAAATCAGCATAAGTATCAGTATTTACTGGATTAAAAGTAACAGCACAATTTCTAATTTGACATTTTTTTATTATTTTAGGATTAAAAGCATCTCTTTCTAGTACACTACCTTCCACACTTAGTCCTATTCTCCCTTTGTCATTTTCTCCCAAAGATTGCATGATTTCATATACAGCTTGTGCTCTTTTGTGAGCTTTGAATAATCTTCCTTCTATAACTAATCCTTTATCTGTTTTTGCATATCCGTCTAAAGTTCCAATTCTGTCTTCCAACAATTTTGAATGTTCGTAATTTAGCCAACCTTTTTTTGAATCTACTGGACTTAAGTCTATTCCTTTCTGTAATATTATTTCTCCCTGTCTATCTTTATTTTCAGTACATGCCAATCCCCTTATCTTCCATTCTCCATCTTTACCCTTTGATATTTCCGCTGGAATTATAAAGTTAAAATCATTATTATTTTTCATCAAAATACTCCTCTGATATCTAAATTATATCACTTATTTGGTAATATCATTAGAATCGGCATTTAATACTCTCAGGGTAGTATTATTAGGACGATTTCCGCATAACCAACTATTAAGAGTTGCTCTCTTTAACTTTAAATCAATTGCTGCCTCTGTAATGGATTTCCAAATTTTACCAGTTTTCATATCTAAGACTTTAACAGATTGAATTTTACCTTTTCCCATAATTCTATGTTTTTGTTCATCATTCTTATGTTCTATGTTTAATAGTCTATATGTTGTGGGATTTCTTCTAGTTCCATTAATCCAGTTTTTAAATGTACCATAAGGAATTCCTATTTCTTTTGCGGCTTGTTTGATACCTTTCCATATCTTACCTGTGGACTCATCTATAACTTCCTTATACATAGAGTTAATTAGCTTTTCTTTAGTCTGTTCTGATTTTCTTACACCAGAAGAGCCCTCTCCCCCTATAGTCTGATTTGCTAATTGATGTCCCAATTGTCTATAGTATCTAATATACTCAATTTCTTTCTCAAAAGCTTCTTTTTCATCTAAATTAATAAAAAGATAAATTATTTCATATCCATAGATTTCAGCAATATCCACAACTTTCTTGCTATAAGATTTTATTCGCTTAGCTCTGTCCCTTATTCCTTTTCCTACATAGAAAGGAGTACGATTATCTAATCTTATGTAAATATAAATGTAAAACTCTTTTTTAAGATTCATATGTTTTTATTAAATCTAATTTTCCTCAGAAGGAGGGGTATCCTTAGTTTCAAGCAAGTCTGCTAATGCATCTAATATGCTATATACTTCCTCACTTCCATCATCTTTTAAATTGTGTAATTCCTGTGCTTTACATATTTCAACTAAGGCAGCCATTGCGTCTTTAGTTTGAAAATGGATACGGGTTGGACTACATGCGAATAGTTTAGCTATTTCCCCTTGACTTGTTTCTTTTAAACCTCCATCAGCATCGCTGTGATTTTGAATATATCTCCAAAAACAATAGCAATCTTCAACAGAATTAACCCACCAAGGGCATTTAGGTTCTTCCAACAATCTATTCTTTTTATCTAAAATGGGTTTTCCCTCAGAGCAAGGGGTATTGGGAATTAACTCTAATTTAAGTGGACATTTATTCCAAAAACAAGATTCTTTAGTGCATTTATTGCTGCATTTCACTTTATTCCTCCAATTAACATCTGGTGTGATTGTTTTAATTATGGAGGTTGTGAATTACTCCTGTTCTTATTCTTATTCTACCATACCTTTGGAGAAAAGTCAAGGGAAATATTTGAATTGTTTGATAATTCTTTCATAAATAAGTTATACATCTCTTTTACTATAACTAAATTATCGTAAGTATTTATATTTATTGGTGATTTAGACATAGCTTTGTACATCTCATCCCAAATGAGCTGTTTAAGTCTAAGAGTGTTTAGTTCTACCTTACTCATAATAAAATCATATCATGCGATTATTAATAAATTAGCCGCAGATAATATGTATATATCGTCTGCGGCTATTAATTTTACCTAAAAGACAAGAGGGAGGTAACTCTTTCTTAGGTAATGAGTATTCAATCTAAAATCTTAATCTACTTTTTCAACTTTCTTAACATGTGTACTATCAAAAGTACCTAGATAATGCAAAATTCTATCCATTTCTGATATAGCTGAACCTTTACTACTAGCTTGGAGAATATATACTTTTTCTTCTATTAGCTGACCTGTATACTTAGGGTCTCTTGTCCACACAACAATACGATAATTTCCCACGTGACCTCCAGAATGCGTTATTTACTTATCTTCTAAATACACAAATGATGTATTATTATTACTTTTTCCATTAAGTTTGCAAATTAATGTACTATAATTTATTTTAAAAAAGAGGGCTACTTCTTTGGCACAATCCCATACTCTCCCCGTTTTATTATCAATAACTTTTCTTGCTCTATAGCTATTAGACCCTTTATGACTAGCTGATAGTTTCTTTTTAGTTTCCTCAGAATGTTGTTTTCCACTCCAACTTGGGGGTCTGTCTCCATTTATCTTATGTGAGATGCTCATTTTTAAACGAGTCTTCTCTGAGATTCTTTTTCCATATAAGCGATGCTTCTCTCCCTTATTACTTTCACGAATTTTATTTTTAGTCTCCTCCGTAAGCTTGCTGCCGAGCTTAGACTTACTCATCTTTTCACGAACCTCTTGAGACCTCTTTCTACCTTTATTTGCATTACCTATTTTTTTAAGAGTTTCCGAAGAGTGTTTCTTGCCGAAAAAGTAATTTTTATTTCCTTTATGGGATTCACTAATCTTCTTGCAAGTTTCATTGGACTGCTTAATGCCAAGAACCCCTTTTCCTCCTTTAGATAAATTATATCCCTTTTCCAAATTTGTACTATCAAAAAAGGAAATCCAGTAAATCTCTCTTTCATTTAGCAAATTGATATCATTACAAAATTCTAAAATTTCTTTTATAAAATTTTCTTTACCATACTTTTTAATTGCCTTCTTTAATAATAACCCACTTCCCAGATAACTACAGTCATTTTTAGTATCTAAACCTATGTAAATCTTATTGTTAATTAAACATGTTGTTTTATATATTATCATTATTAATTATATCCCTAAAATATTCTTGCCACATTTAGTTCTGTACGGGCAGAAAAAGCAGAAATCTTCTGCTTTAGGTGGTAATGTTTTAGTTTTAGTGTGCTGCTTTACCTGTTCCATCTTCTCTACTATTTTTATGAATAGGTCATCATCTGCTAATACCGTAAACTCTTTTAAAATTCCACTTCCATCTTGTTTCCAATTTTTTTCATCTTTTGAGAAATATAAAAACTTTATGCCTTCTACTTTTTTTATTCCACTCAAGGCAGGTATGTAACTAAATAAGTTATCCTCTAATGCCTTATTGAATATGTATACGTATACCATTGCCTGTATTCGATGTTCTGGTTTTGGCTCTATTAGCTTTAGCCAATCCTCTCCCTTTATGGATTTATATTCTGCAATCCATAACTTATCCTCGATTTTTAGTACGGCATCTATCTTAAGTGATAAGTTTAGTTCGAAATCTTTTAATGGAAACTCGTGGTCAGGTTTATGGGAATACTTACCTATTGGAGTTCGACCGTCAGGGAGTACGAAATCTACTAAAATGTTAGCCTTTCTAAAGATTTCTGATAAATATTCATGAATATAGTTACCCATGTCACAGATAATCTTATTCTTTCGTGCCATCCCAAAATCTTCTAAAACACAATTGTATGAGTAGAATATCTTTCTTAGACAAGGTGACCCCAAAATAGATGGTTTGAATCGTGCACTTTGCTTATAGGTAACAGGTTTGCTATTTTCATCTATTACTTTAAAGAAAATGTCTATCATTGATTTGCTCATTTGTCATCGCCAAAAGTTGTTTCTATTAACTTGAGCAGTTTTTGTTCATCTTCAAATACTTCAAAATTTTTAATCTTATAGCTTTTAATGAAAACAGAATCTGCATACAAACTGATTTCATTGCCAGTTATAAAAGTATGAACACAGGTTGGCTTCCTTAAAAATGTTATTCCTAAAAAATTAAATGATTTCATCAACTACTCCCATCTCAAGTAATTCTTCTGCGGTAAAGTAGGCATCTATACCTATTCCTTTAGTTAGCCAAAATTTTGAATCTTTATCACTAAATTGAGACATCCATTGTGCCCATTGTTTTTCTTCTTTTTCCAATTCAGCAACAGTTGCCTTCATTTGTGAGTGTCTGCCTTCCATTGCGTAGGAAGCTTCATGCCACATAAATACTGCAAATCTGGAGATTCTGCGTTTATCTCCACATGCTAATATAAGAGTGGCTGCGGACATTACTTCTCCATAACCTTCTGTTATTATTTGGCATTTAGAGCGTTTAAGTCTTCCAACTAATGCTAATGCATCTCCGCATGAACCACCTACCGACTTGATTCTTACGGTGATGGCTTGTTTACTTTCTGATTCCATGAAAGATAATCCTGCATCAACTATATCAAACATTGGATAAGTAATTTCTTCAGATATAGTTATGATTCTATCTCTAAGATTAACTCCATACTGAAACATGTATTCAAGCTGAATCCCTAGAAGTCCTAAACCTCCATCATTTGGATTTGGTACTACGTTGACAGCTTCGACTTTTGCATGTCGAATGGGTCGAACTAGCTTACCACTTGGCTTACGATTGTTGCGTCGGTTCTTCATTTTCTTCCTCCGCTATAGCAATTATATTGTCTTCATCCATTACTTGTACGTCAACTCCTGCCATGCGGACTTCTTCTCTTTTATTACCATAATAAACTTTTTGGTCAATCTTGTATTTAGAGCCTTCTGCTACATATTTTATTAAACCTAAGCTCTGAGATACTTCAACTGGTGCAAAAAATACAGTAGCATCTTTCTTAGACGATTTACCTACTCTTTCAACCGCAATTTTTCCATTTACCATTGTAATTTTCATATCTTATTTCCTTCTTGAAATTCTATCTATAGAGATTTTTGCAGTAAATGTTTTACCATCTTTCTCGAAATCAACTTCTTTTTCCTCAGCTATGCCCATTCCTAACATGCCATTAACTATAGCTACGTCTAGTTGATTGCCTTGTCCACCAAAATCTACAAATTTTAAGTTTTGTTTATTTGGATAAACTTCTTCTTCTTTAGCTTTAACAGCTACACCACATCTAACTACATCGCCAACTTTAATTGTATCTTCAACTTTTACTAATCCCATTCTAAGGTCTTCTATGTCAGCCATGATTGCAGATAGTTCAGGGTCTGTTATTCCCAATTTATCTTTTAATACAGTTTCAATAGTCCTAATTCGGTTTGATAATAAAGTAAGTATTTCGTCTATCTGTTCCTGTTGAACTCCTAAATACTGTTGTACTATTTCTTGAATGATAGGTTCTACTTTTTCTCTCAATACTAACTCTGCACTTTTTTTAACTTCTTGCGGAAGTCCTGCATCTTTCTTCTTTCCCATTTTAATTACTCTCCTATTATTTTTTTATCTAACTTAGGCTTTTTAAGTGATTGAGATGGCATGATTTTAATCTTACCATTTATGCTCTGAAAAGTTCTGTTTGGATGAAATACCGTACCCTGATTTAGCTTAAGTTGTTGTTCTTTGTCTTCTTTCTTTAAATTAGCTTTGTACTCTTCATAAGTCTCATCTTCTCTTCTGGGTCTGTTCATGTTTTATTTCTCCTCTTTTAATCTTATCTTGTCTATATGAACCGTAACCACATAACCTGTTACTGTTGCAACTATAACATTTGGGCAATCAAGTCCGTTTACTGTGCCTTCTACTTCTCCATTTGGAGTAGAAAGGATAACTGTTTTGCCACCTAAGTTTCTATGCTCAAGTGCAAATGCCATTTTATCTTGCTTATTTGGGGGTTTTTCTTGAACTACTTCCGTTGGTAGATTTACTTCTGTGGAAGTTTGGGTACTTATTGTAACGGTTTGTTGTTTAGAAGATTCTTCTTCGTTTTCAATTAAATTTATCATTTTATCAATAAATCTATTCAGTTCTTCCTTTACTTCTGTACATATTGGGGTATTGTACTTCTCTGCCTCTTTATAGATAGCCATTTTTATATCCTTATAATAGGATACTTTATCCATTTTTCTTTTAAGTTTCTCTAATTGGATTTCTAACTTAGAAGCCATTATGTACTTACCTCTTATTCTATTCTATCATAAGAGGGTAAAAAAGTCAAGGATTATTTTTGAAGAAAATTAAGAGAGTTTAGTTTTTATATATTCTGCGAATTTCTCTAAGCCAATAAATGAAGTTTTTCCACCGGAAAGCACCTGCCAGCCCTGCTTTAATTCCAGCGGTTGCGCCTCCCTACAGTTAGGGTGGGTTGCTCCTGTCACAGCCTCGTACTCACTAAATTTTTTACCATAGTTTGTTCCATTGCTTAACAGGGTGCTGAGCCTGTACACTTTAGGAGTTCCATCGCTATCTACATACAATCGTCTACATGCTGGACATAGTTTTCCATCCATAACAGAAATACGATAAACGTAAACATCATTAAAATCTTTATCTTTATTATCTTTAACTATTCTATCTATGCTTCCATTTCCAAGGGCATTGCTCATTTCCGTACTTACTATTCTATCAAAATTCCTTCCAACTTCTCCGCTTGAATCTAATAATTCTGATTTTATCTTTGAAAAAGTTAAGTCTTCCATCTCTTCCTTTTCTTCTGGAGTTCTATTTGGATTACCTATAACTTCAAACTTATGCTTCACTCCTTCATTCAGTATAACATTACTCATATTTGTAATGGTATCTTGTTTTAATTTATCTAGCAATACTTTAAATGTGTTATTTAATTGAGACACCGCATATGCTTCTGTATTAGTTAATAGGATGTTATCCTTTTGTTGCTTTAGCATTTCCTTGATAGTTGTCGGTATTGTTTTATTCTCCACATTATTTATTAAGTTGTGGACATATATGCTTTTTAGGAAGCTTTCTTTGTTAGTGGTATCTATTCCCATTCTTTTTAAGTTATTCAATTCTTCTGGAGTAAATACTGAATTTCCAAGTAAAGATACGGTTAAATAATTATAATGTTTGTCTATAATCTTTTGTATCTTATTTAAAAGTTGAGTTGATATAATCATTTGTTTTCTGCCTTTAGTAGTTTTTCTATTTCTTTAAGGATTAAACTCATGGTATCTTGATGCTTTTTAAGAACTTTTTGATGAACTTCGGACATAGCAGGGTCTTCAAACTTGTCATTTGAATGAAGTATTCCGGAAGCTTGAACACCAAAGGCTTTAGCTAGTTGCTCTTTGGCTTGTTCTTCTGTTTCGTTTTTTTCGAGAATAATTTTTACTTTCATACTAACTCCATTATATCCTACTTTAAGAATATTGTCAAGAGTTAAATTTGTAGAATTCCACTTTTATAGGACTATTCAGCGATTTGCTTATGCTATCTAAATCTTTAGCATCTGGGTTTTCACTTGTAAGTATTGATTTAAAAGCTTCATCAGCTTGATTAGTAGGCGCAGGTGCCATCACATTCGACGGCTGCATACCTGCATTCATTTGTTGCTGTTGCATCATATCTTGCTTATTTTTTTCTGCTTTTGCTTCAGCTTTAGCACTAAATTGAGAATACCATTGAAAGTAAACTGAATCGAGAATCACATCATCCATTCCAGGAATCGGAGGTAAGTTATCTTCTGCTCTGATTTCGTTTACTGTCTTTTTATACTTAACCTCTTCCTTCTGTCTATTTAGAGCTTCCTGTTCAGATTCATCATCTATTCCAACAAATTCTAATTTAAAATCAGGGTCTAGGTTATCTATGATATTCAAGTTGATGTAGTTAGCTATGAATGTTAAAAGAGGTTTTAGCCCTTTATCTTTTGAATGACTTAATTTAGATTCTGTATCGCCACCTGATAGTCCGCCACCAGAAACTCCATTTTCTCTTGCGGAAAAACCTATTTCCGAAGGGTCTATCTGATAAACAGCGCACATGATTTTTATAAGATACAGCATCCATCCATTAAATTCCATTTCAGAGTGATTTTGATTAAGAGGAATCCAATTAATCTTATCAACACCTGCAACTATTGGTGTACTGAAGGAATTACGATTGCCCTTAATCATATGGTACCACTGTTGTCTAATGGTTTCCAGTTTTCTACGATTTATAGGAGCTTGAATATGTAGTATTCCTTTTGCAGAAAATCCCTGTGTGAAGTAAGCTATGTTGTAATATTCTGTATTCAAGTGAGAAGTTACTATACTCATTAACAATTCTAATTCTGATACAGGATATCCATTATTATAGATATCAGTAGTTGCGTTTCTGCAACCCATTTTCATTTCGTCATCGGTGAATGCTCTTTCGATTTTTCCTCTAATTACTTGAACATATTTATACTTTTCAGCTTCTAATTTTTGTTCATCTAAATTCAATACGTCTTTTTCTTCAACTAAAAATTTAAGCTGCTTTTCTGAATAAGCATAATCTAAGTTCTGAGTTGCTGTAGGAAAGTTTTTATATTTCTTTAAATCTACTGTAGCAAACTTAATAGTTAATGCATCTACGGGCATAAAACTATGCATTACATTCATTTTATCTGGAATTATTTCTGTACATAATCTGTCATATGTTAGAGAATCTCTAACAGTTGCTCTTAAATATGAATCAAAGTTCCATTTCTTAGTTTCAAAAGGTCTCTCATTCGTATATCCACAGTTTACTATAAAATCTTCTACAATTTTTCTACTTTTTTTGATTTTTTCTTCTAATTGTTCTTTTGCCTTTCTATCTATTTCAAAGTTGTAAACTTCAACTTCATCATCTGTGTTGCCATCTTTATCTTCTACTCTTGAACTTTGGATGTCTGGATTTGACGTATTTACACTATCTTCATCTGTTTCTGCTTTAACCATTCCAGTAAATAAGTTTCCAGCTTGTGGATTCTGAAGTTGTGATAAAGTGTCTTCTTTTTCTTTCTTTGCATCTTTTACTTTTTTCTTTTTATCGAATTCTACTTTTAGTTTTTCTTTAATTTCTTCAAGTTGAGTTGCTTCGTCTTTAAGTACGATTCTGAATCCTTGTTTATGATTAGATTTAACTAAATTAGCATGATTTGCTACTTGATTTTGACGGGTCTGGATTATAGCTGCTACGATAGTATTCTTAAGTGACATCTGTTTTAAAAATGCATCTTGAAGTCTATGAGGTTTTTCTTTGTATCCTTGGCTTGCTATTTGATAATTAGGTTCATCTACTACAGCTTTACCATAGTACATGTCTTCTTCTTCTTCCTTTACTTCTTTGTTTATTTTGCGGGCTTTTTCCACATTATCAAGGGCTGCTTCTTCTGCCATTGAGCGAGCTTTGTATATCTGAGAATCAAGTATAGCTTCGCCGGCATCTAGTATCTTTTTAAAAATCGACATTCTCAATCTCCTATATAACTGCCATTATAATATCTACATTTGCTGCTGTTCCTGAAGCATTACTAATTGTAAGAGCTGTAAATTCACCTCTGATTGCAAGAGCTGGACATTTTTCCGTAGCTACTCTAGGGTCTAACTTTATTATAGTAGCTCCACTATTAAGTTTTATAGTTATAGATTGGTCTGTGAAAATCAGTAAATAGTCTGTAGTTGCAGCAGGTAGGGTTATTGCTTGGTTTGTTGCTCCATTTGCTATTACCGTATTTTGTCTAAAAACCTGAGTAACATCAGTCTCTTCTACATATTTTGAAATTTTATCTGCATCTGATGGATAATTTGTTAATGTTCCCTGATAACTTTGCCATTCAATTGTTAATTTAGTTTTAATTGACATTTTATTTTTCTCCAAATAAGAAAGTATCTAATACTACCATTAATTATACCACAGTACCACTATCGTCATCATCTGAACCCTCGAATTCTGCTTCCTCTAGCTCTTCTACCCTTACTAATAGTCCTGTTTTAGGGTCTTTTGCATAATCTGCACTGTTGTCTAGTACGGAATATCCCAATTCTTCATCTAAAAGCTCTGGAGGAGGTGCAGAAAAGCACTTTCCAGCTATATCTCTTTGAATTCCATAGGTTTTTTCTAAACTTACGGCTTCTACATCAGATTCAATTAGTCCTTCGCTTTGGGTTAATATGTATACTCCCATTGCCAAACTTGCACAGTTGTGTACAACGTATCCATTTGCCACATAACTATTATCTTCTTCAACAGATAAATTATATACGAAGCCATTGTACTGAAAATCCTCGTTTTTATTTATCTTGGAAGCAACATATTTTCCATCAAAAGTGTTTTTACTATTTAAAGATACTTCGGATACATCTTGGGGTCTGTAAAGAGTAATCCAGTATTGGTCTTTAGTCTTTTTTTCATATCTGTGTCTAGTGCATTGACTTATGTTAGTATGGTATCCCTCTCTAATAGCTAACTCTCTCATGCTAAGAGCTAACTCTTTTGATGTAGTTGCTCCTACTCTATAATTTCTTGTTCTGCAAGAATCTGCCTTAAGCCATCCGTACAATACATACTTATTCCTAAAAGAATAGTCTTCAAAAAAAGATGGAAGCACCTTTTCTGACTCAAACGAGTAACACTTGCTAAATAGATTCCATATAACTTTTGAATGAAAATTTAATATTAAACAATTACGGTGTACCTGAATCTGACTATTTATGCCAATTTTAAGTAAAAACTTCTGTAATATTCTGCAAAGTCTACCATCTTTTTTAGCATTAAAAGCTAAATTACATCTATAATGAGACTTTTCTCCATCTTTTGCTGCCCAACCATCTCCCAAAAAATATCCCAATATAAAGGACATCATTTTATCTATTTTAATAGAGTTTACTTTAGTTAGATTATTTGCTCCTATTTCGAATTCATTATATTTTAATCTAGTATTTTCCACGTATCTGGGAGTTACTGTTTTATAACTCTTTTTCCAGTTCTGTAAATCTACCCACTTGTACTGAATATACTCCTTCTTATCTCCTGTGCCATAAAAGGGAATGTTAGCTAACACTGGATGATTATCTGTTATCATTACATCTAAGTTTCCAAAACTACGAATCTTTTTTAGATATCCATTAAAAGGAACTTCGCTTACATCTAATACTGGTTTGAATCTTCCATTATGTGTTAAAACTAAATCTCCACGTTTAATGTCTGTTATCCTTTTATGACCGTTAATTGTTCTAATTAATGTTGCTGGATGAAAACAGTAATCGTCGTGCCCACCTGCTGGATGCCCTATTCTAATCTTACCTGTTGAACTTACTTCTACCTGAAGTTCCTTTATTTCCTTAATGGTAGGAACGTGGTCTAGTAAGTCTATTAATTGTGAATCAGTTAAGTATTTGAGATTCTTATATATTTTCTGCTTAAACATGTTATTCCATGTTATTTCTGTTAAAACTAAATTAAACTGAGCAAATATTTCCCTTAATGGATTGTATGAAAATTGGTCTGCAAATATCTGGTCGAAGTCATATTGCTTATTGAGTTCTCTTATTACTTTAGCTACTTCAAAAGCCTTTACCGGAGCTTTAGGAGTTCCATGAAATCCTACTGTTGCAAATTGCTTTATTCTATTTCCTAATTTACCCACAATATTAACAGTAAAGCGGTCTCCTTTGAATGCTGAGTCTATGGAGCATATGTATCTAACTCCTTGAAGTTTAGAAGCAGGAGGTACTACTGAGGTTCCTAGCATGATTGCTTGGTCTATAGATGCAATGTTAAAGAAATTGCTTATAGATTGAAGGAAATTAGCTCTATACTCCCTGTCAAAGTTAGTTGGGTCTTCTTTGTGCTCATCTTTGTATTCCTCTGGGTCATATCTATCATTAAAAACCCATGAAGGAGACTTTAATATTAAGTATTTTGTAGAAAACTCATCTCTTTTTTCATATTTTTCATAAAAATAACCACTTTTAGCATTTGGGGTTGATATTTCAATCCATAATCCTTGTTTACCGAATTGTAACATAGATGGCTTTAAAGCTCTAACTATAGATTTTGCTGTTTCTTTGGAATCCATTTCGGCTCCCCAGAATGCAATTTCGTCATTGATTATACATGGACATGCTGAACCTCGAGAAGATTTAGAAGATGCAGCATTGGTTCTTATTCTTACAAATGAGTAAGAAATTCTACCTTTTTCATCTCTAAATGGCACTTTTAAGTTTATTACATTAAATGTGTTTTTAGCATGTTTGTTTACTAATCTACATAGAGCAGGAGAATCTTCTATTATTGCTCTAATCTCGGATACTGTTTCATCTGAAAATTCTTTAGATTGACTTAATACTAAGATAGTTGCTACTTTTTTACGACCTAATTGAGCTTTCCAATTTTCCTTTAAAGCAGCATATACAGCGAGAATGGAAGCTATTTGGGTATTGTGTGTAACTAATCCATTTGCTAATAAATATAAGTGAGTATCATTATTAAGTGTTAAATCGTAACAATGTTCTTTTCTAGGATTTTTCATTTTAACGCCAGCATATTTAACATTAGAATTATGAGGGTCAATCGCATCGAATTCTGGTCTGTATTTTTTTCTATCACATACTAAGTAGGCGGTTAGTTCTTTTAATATTCTGATTGCATCATTATTGTTATATCTCAATCTGTACACTGGTCCATTTTTGTATTTAGCTCTATTGTCCACATATATCTTTAAACTTACTGAAAATAGGTCTAAAAACAATGCTTGGGCTGCTTCTACAACTATTTTTGCTTGCATATCTAATCCAATTGACATTCTATTGTGCTTTTTATTAAATCTAACTCCGCCATCTGTGTCAATTAATCCTGCTAAAAATTCTAATTGGGAAGTTCTGTTCCATGTTCTTATTTCTTCTAAATCACAGATTTTATCATAAGAATGTCTTCCATCTAACCATTCTCTGTAAAATGGAACGCTGTCTTTATCTACTCGTTTTAATCTCCAACTATAATTATTCTTATTCTCGGAACTATGTTCAACTCTTAACAATCTAGCTACTTTGTCTACTACTGATACATCAGCAGAAGAAATCTCAACGA